AAATATTGCGCGGCGCGAAATACTTAGTAAGGCAACTTTTGGGCAGCATTTCTTTGCTGGTCTTGCTGATCCTGTTAACCTTGTTGCCCTCCCCTTTGGTGGTGCTGGCATTGGCTTGGCTCGTTCTTTCCTGAGGACAGGAACATCTGTAGCTGCGTTACAAGCTGGTCAGGAAGTTATACGCGCACCTTTTGATCCTCTTGGGACTAAGACAGAAATAGCACTTAACATTGGATCTGCGTTTGTTGCTGGTGGCTTGCTTGGGACTGCTATTGCTGTTCCCGCTACAAGACGCGCTAATGCCTTTGTAAAGACCAAGGAGGCTCTTAAAGGACGTGAGTTAATACATGAGCCAGATGTAAACACTAAGCTGCCCGTACCAACTGCTAATCGTCCTTTATCACAGGTTGAGGCTTATGAGGTTGATACTGTAGTAGCTAATGCTCCTCGCGTTATAAATGCTTTAGAAGAAGTTGTAATAACAGCTCAAGGAGGTGGAATTTTTAACTCTAACAAAACAGGTTCTGAAACTGGTGTTTCTCAACGTCAAATTCAAACTATTCCTTCGGCTTCAAGATCAATTGCCGATTTCGTGAGAATTACCCCTCAAGCACAAATTACAGAAGGAAATGATGGTTTTTCAGTTTCTTTAGGTGGTCAAAACAATAGATTTAATGCTATTTACATTGATGGAGCCGTAAACAATGATGTTTTTGGTTTAGCCATGGATGGAATCACAATTTCAAGTAGTCCCCAATCAGATAAAAGTGTTACAATGGTGTTCCTTCTCGCACAATCGTTTTCTGATAGGTTTGAATATTTCCCATCAAGCAAAAACAACTCTTTGAAATGAACGATAAAATACTTACCCTGTTTATGCAGGATATGGCATGACTGATAGAGTTTTTTCTCTTTACGAGATGCAACTCCGATACGGGTCAAGGTTTCACGCACCTTGAGAAAGTCGTCAGGTTCGCGTAGAGTTACCTCTACCATTTGATCAGGTGTCCAACGGACTTCAGGTTCCGCAACACTCATTTCTTTCCTCCAGTCTCAAGTTTAGACTTAATAAATTCAATTTGTTCAGGTGATAAAATACGGAGGGCTTGTTGCGCTTTTTCATTACTATAACCATAGTAAGATTTGACTACATCAAGGTCCTTGACTTTATCCTTTCGGAGCCACGGAGAGAATCTTTTCCGTTTCCTGACACTATTTAGAAAGAATTCGTACTGCATGTCTTTATCAAGATAATGAGACATGTTCATCTCATTGGCGTACAAGACAGTATCAATGTGTCCTGCGAGGCATTTGTTGATGATGAAGGGAGGATATTCTTTTCTACTGTCGGGATCTTCTTCAATGAGATTATTTTTTGTGAGATTGATTGAGTTGAGCCAGTCTTTGAGTTCCAATGTCGAATCACTCCAGATATAATAAAACAGTTAGTAACCAGGTAAGAAATAAAAATAATGGTGCGTATGCCAGCGATAATATTAGCCTCTCTGTCATCTCGTCCATCTTTTTCTCCAAGAGCTTTACACCACAATCTCCACATTATCGAATAATATCAATCTCCATATCTTTGGTCCAAACCTCAAGTTCTGTGCGGAGGTTACCTTCAGACTTGAGTTTGTTGTAACGTTTTGTGGCCATCTTCTTCCATTTTGCAACTACATTTTCCATGTAGAACTTTTCATAGTTCTGAGGATTCTCAACCAATTCAGTATCTTCACCAAGAAGAACCTCACGGGTGTTTGCAAAACCATAATCGGAGAAGTATGTGCGTTTCTTCTCAGTCAATGCAGTAGCACCAGCGATTGCATCAACAAACTCTTGAACCTTATCTGCAGGAAGACACTTTTTGATCGTTGCAATCATCTTCTGTTGTGTCTTCAGTTTGCGACTAGACGCATCAGCTTTGACCAAAGATTCACCACCATTACGTTCAATGAACCACTGATTCAGATCCTTGAAGATATGATCATGAAGAAGAGGAGTGAAGTTACTATCAGTCAGACCCTTATATCGCATGATCGGTTTGAGACCATCATATTGAGATGCACTCTTTGTAGAACCATAGAGTGAAGTGGTTTCAAAGTGACAAATATTTGCATCGTACTTTGCGTTCAGAATCTCCCTGACCTCATGCGTACAACACAACATCGCAAGCAACTTACCACCCAAGTAATTATAGCCAAAAGGCTGCGTAGGTACGATAATAAACCCCATGATCGCATGTCTGTTGAAGATGTTGAGATCAGGAGTCGTACCAAGCCATAGATTGCGAGGTCTAGAGTTAATTGTAGGGGAACCAAACCGACAGAAACCAAGAATCGTATTGGTGTTCTTTTCCACGACCATCCACTTGAGAGATTTCCCAGGAACGGAATCTTCAATTGCGTGAGACGTAGTGATCTGAAGTTTTTCATTGAACTCCTTGACAGATCGGATACCAGAGACCCGACCAGAAACTTTCTTCAGATCTTTGGCTTCATAACAAACAATGTCCATCTCTTCAGGATGCATATCGAATGCAGTAAACATCCCATGAGTATCCTCTTCCTCATAGAACTGAGAAAGAGGGCTACGATTGAGAACCCTCTCAATCTTTACATTACGAAGATACTCATCAATACGATCCATGTTGGAAAAGTAATTGATGAATTTGTCTGCAGCATATACTGCATCACTTTCACTTAACATCATTTGAAGTTACACTCCACCATAATTTCAGTCAACGCCGCGAGGAGATTGATTTCCTGATCTGCGACGAAAGCGATCTGGTACTGATACTTAGCAATAATAAGCACGGCAGCAGCAACAGAAGGGCCTTCAAGGGTGCCGTTAAGAGCATCATAAACACGCCGAAGAAGTACACTAGGATCATTGTCCAAATTATTAACGACCCAACGTCGTACTTCTGCAAAATCTTTTTCTTTAAGGAACTTAAGGAGATCATTTACTTTTACATCAGAGAACTCTGCAAGGATTGCACTGTCAATCTTACCACCAACAGAATATCGTTGGCACTCATTCAGTACACGACGGTAATCGGGGAAGTGTTTGTTGATCAGTTCTACCAGGACCTTGTTATCATATTCAACACCTTCTGCACCCAGGATTTCTTGGATGCGTTTGAAGAACTTTGCTGCGAGTTGAGGCTTTTGTTTTCCTGTGATTGAGAACTCCACACAGGCACATCGACTGTGGAGGGGTTCAATAATTTTGTTTTTGTAGTTACAGGTGAAGATGAATCGGCAGTTGTTATAAAATGCCTCAATATTCGCCCGTAGGAGGAGTTGTACGTCGTGGGTTGTGTTATCAGCTTCGTCAATAATGATGACTTTGTGTTTCGCGTCAGCAGAAAGAGAGACGGTCGAAGCAAAGTTCTTCGCTGTGTTCCGTACAGTGTCCAGAAATCGTCCTTCATCGGATCCATTAATGATGATGTAATCGGCCCCTAATTCTTCACACAATGCACGAGCAATTGTGGTCTTACCACAACCTGCGGGACCAGAGAGAAGGAGGTTGGGGATTTCACCAGAGTTTAGAAAATCCTGAAAAGTCTTAAGAGTAGACTCAGGCAGGATACAATCTTCAACAACCTTCGGACGATACTTTTCAACCCAAAGAAAGTCGTTACGATTCATGATAAAAGTTTAGAGAGACTAATTGTGAGGAGGAACCCCAACATTATAACAACATCCCAAGCCTTTGTCTTCACAAAGAATGGAATTGAAATCAGGTCGGCAATAAAATTAATCACCACACCTGTCAAAATATTAACATGGAGGATAATAAAATAGGCAGTAATCACAAGGATACTGCCCATAATCCTCATCCTAGTGAGGGTAGTCATGCATATGTAGAATCAGGTTCAAGTGCAATATAATACTTGAGATCGGTGTTCTTGTTCGTGAACTCAGAAAGAAGTTTAGAAGAGATCACAACATCATAAGTTCCAGGAATGATCTTAATGTTTTCAACCTTGAAGTTGAAACAGAACTCTTCACTGGTCTCACCAACTTCTTCACTGAATTCGTGAGAAGTGTCGTTCTTCTTGTCACGAACAACAAGTTCAACTTTACCATTGCGACCAATCGCAGACAAATCAGGAACTTGATAAATCGCTGCAGCTTTCAGAAGTTTATCCAGTTGTTGAGTTGCAACAGTGAAACAAACATCTTTGGAAGGAAGAGAGATCTCTTTCTCTGGAGGAGAAACGATCACACTGGGATCTGCAAAAAAGTATTTTGCACGACGACGACCATCACGGATAGTCAGGTAAGAATCACCAAACTCCAGATCAGGAGAGTCGTAGAGAGACAGACCAGACAAGAACTGGTTCAGATCATAGATCGCAAAGTCAGCTTCAAAGTCTTCTTCAATCTCAGCCTCTGCAAGGATGTTCTTCATCACAGAAATGGTCTTCAGTTTGTTACCCTGTTTGATCAGGATAGACTGATTGATCTGAGAGAAGTTCTTAAGGATGTTGGTGGTGTTATTAGAAAGTTTCATATGCGTCCTTGCGGTCATTGTGCAGTCCAGAGAAGTGGTAGAGAAGAATACAATAATGGATGGCCTTCAGAATGTCAAGTTTCGACTTCCCGTTTTTCTTACCAAACCGAGAGAGATATTTTATTGCATTGGATCGACAGAAGGCCTCTGCATCACCAATACTCTCAATCAAATCAAGAGTCTGAGTCTTAGATTCTTGAGAAGTATAGTGGGCCTTGTAAGTTCCCGACAAATAGTCACGAACTTCTTTCATGGTCAGATCTTCTTCATACTTCCAAAAACCATTGTTTGCAAGTTGATCTAAATTTAGATTAATTTCGTTTTCCACAAGTTCCGTATCATTTGTTTCGGGGGTGTATTCAAAACCCCCGTTTGCACTTACCCAATCAAGGTCGTTCATATAGAGTTCATCGTAAAGGAGAGACCACGAGTTCATTGTACACTGTCATCAGGGTTCATGTCAATGTCTGCGTCAACTTTGTCGTAGAGATCCATGAAGGCCTGTTTGGTTTCATCATCGAAACGATTCAGACAAACTTGGATCGACTTCAGTTTATCACCAAAGATGTTGAAAGCCTGAACAATGTGAACAAGACGACGAGTCGAGATCACTTCATCAACACCACCATCGTAGAAGGTCTTACGGATGATGTCGGCCCAATCAACCAGGTGAGAAACGAAACTATCATCATCACAAATCTTACTGAGGATCTTAGCTTCAGTAGCAGAAGTGGGATAAGACTGTTCAAAGGTGATTGGGAATCGTTCCAGGAAAGCTTCGTTGAGAACATTGGTTCCGATGAAACGACCGTCGTCAGAACCCTTACCCTTGGTGTTTGCAGTTGCAACTACAGTGAACCCAGGTGCAGGTTTGACATACTTACCGATCTTTTTCAGGAAGACACCTTTACCTTCCAGAACAGATTGCAGACACAGGATCTTGTTAGATGCAAGATCGATCTCGTCTAGAAGCAACACAGCTCCCCTTTCCAGAGCTTCGATAACGGGTCCATTATGCCAAACAGTGTTCCCATCAACAAGACGGAAGCCACCAATAAGGTCATCCTCGTCGGTTTCAATGGTGATATTGACGCGAATCAACTCCCTATTTAGTTGAGCGCAGGACTGTTCAACACCCATGGTCTTACCGTTTCCTGACAGACCAGTGATGAAGACAGGGAAGAACGAACGAGATCCGATGATGTTTTTCAGATCCTTGAAGTTACCAAACTGAACGAAGTTGGAATCCTTCTGAGGGATCAGAGATTGTTGAACGTATTCCAGTGTATCTACAGATTTTTCCAGTTGTTGACGAACCTCTTGAATCGTGAGATTCCAAGTCCCACGTTTGACTTTGAACTGTTCCAGTTTCTTGGTGACAGTGGGATACGAAACACCATTCATGGCACAATAAGCACGAACGTCAGCCGCAGTGATCTGTTCACCGTATGCATCGCGAAGTGAATCAATGATGGCCGTGGTCATTTGGGTTGTCTCCCTTTGTGTATGTATATAATATACATGAAAAAACCCCCCTGGCGACAGGAGGGTGGACAGCCACTAGATTGTCACTCTACAATTCCAAGGGCCAGTTCGATGGGGGTGAAGTTCCTCCCTGTTACCAGAAGAGGGCAATTGGAACAAAGAGTCTTACCAAAAACCATGGACCGAAGTTCATCTTTTACATCATTGAAAGTCGATGTGTAATCAGAGTTGAACTCATCCTGAGCCATTTCCCAGTGATCATTAGGGGTGCTGGGATAAACAAACTTGAAAGTATTGGCAATCTTCACAGTTTCATAGAATACTTGAGGGTTGACATCATACTCATCACAGTATTCATCACACATTTTCTGCAAATCATAGTCATATTCATTCTTTAGAATGGAACCATGACCAGAGTTGAGACGGGTCAATCGACCAATGATTTGACGCGAAAGTTGTGTGCAATCTGCGGTCTTTGGAGCTCGAATGCGAAGAGAACATGTACCAGTAAGGTTGAATACATCAATACCAGCGGTTCCTTTGTTGTTGACAAGTAGAAACTGACAATCAGATTCTTCATCATTCAGAGATGCGATGATCTCATCTTCATTAGAAGAGGAAAAGTTCCCCGCAAGATCATAGAATCCTTTATGATTATCGGTCATCACAGCTATCCATTGACCAGGAATAGCATAACCGTTTCTAGCCAGAATTTCGGACAATTCTTCACGAGCATCATCAACGTGAATAGAAAGTCGATTATTATTTTCTCCACCACA